ACATCTACGCCCCTAAGCAGAGCAAGACCTACGTGGTCGTGAACAACTCTGATAGCTCGGTGTATTTGAAAGGTGGCCCCACCTCTCCGACGACCGGTATCGGTATTCCTACGGGTAGCTCTGCGCTGGCTGCGTGGGATTCAAACTTGGGCGACTTCATTGCTGTGGCTAGTGCCGGTGGTGGCGCAACAGGCGGCGGTGCGGATCAGGTGTTTTTTGAGAACGACCAGTTCGTGACGACCAACTACACAATCCCGGGGACCAAGAACGCGGGTACGTTCGGCCCCATCACGGTGAACAGCGGCGTCACAGTCACGGTTTCGTCCGGCTCTGTCTGGACCATTGTTTAAGGAGTAGACATGGCGATAACGATTAACGGAACTACCGGAGTCGCTGGGGTTGACGGCTCGGCCTCTACGCCTGCCATTCAAGGCGCTGACACCAACACCGGGATGTTCTTCCCCGCCGCCGATACCATCGCCTTTTCTACGGCGGGCACGGAGGACATGCGGATTGATAGCTCGGGCAACGTCGGCATCGGGACGACTTCGCCGGGCTATAAGCTAGATTTGCAGGATTCAGGTAACTTTTCAATTCATCTTCTTAAAACAGGTATTGCTGACGGGTGGGTTCGGAACATTGGCAACCTTGATATTGCGGCGGCGTCTGGTGGCAGTAGCGGCCAGAATATTACGTTCAGCACCGGAGCAAACTTTGCAAGTTTAGCTGAAGCCATGCGGATTGATGGCGGTCGGAACATTTTGTTTAACAAAACCAGCACGGCAGCAAGTGGCAGCGGCGTATGTTTTCAGTCCAACGACACCACGCAGTTCTATCGCGGTGGCGACGGGCAGGCAATCCAGTTCTTTCGTTCTTCCTCACAGGTTGGCAACATTTCCGTTACGGGTACGGCAACCGCCTACAACACTTCCTCTGACTACCGCCTGAAACATGATGTCCAGCCTATGGCCGGGGCACTTGCGCGGGTAACGGCGCTCAAGCCGTGTACTTACAAGTGGAATTTGGACAACAGCGATGGTGAGGGCTTCATCGCCCATGAGCTTGCAGAGGTTGTACCCGGTTGTGTGACCGGCGCAAAAGACGCCGTGGACGAGGAAGGCAAGCCTGTTTACCAAGGTATCGACACCTCCTTCCTTGTCGCCACTCTCACCGCAGCCATTCAAGAGCAGCAAGCCCTCATCACTTCACTGACGGCCCGGATCGCCGCGCTTGAAGGAGCCAAGTAATGTCTCAGGTAAAAATCCAAGGTAACGCCAGCGGTACTGGCCAGTTCACCATTGCTTCGCCCAACAGCAACAGCAACCAGACGCTGACACTGCCGGATAGCACGGGGACGATCGCAACCTCGGCGGACTTGTCGAGTTTGAATGCAAGCAACTTGACAAGCGGCACGGTCCCCACGGCGCGGCTTGCTACCGGAACCGCCGATAGCACAACGTATTTGCGTGGAGATAGCACGTGGCAAACAATCAGCACGACTCCTACCACAGCACAAGTTTTGAGCGCCACTGCTGGAGCGTCGGTTGGGGCCGTTGGCACTTATGCTTTGCTCTTTAACGGCCCCGCTACGCGGTCACCCGGCGACACTTTGGCAGGCTCATCTCTGACTTATGCAGGCTGCGATGGCAACAACGCAACTGCAACAAGTGGCACATGGCGACTGATGGGTAGGAACGACAATACGAGTAACCGGCAAAGCACCAGCGTGTGGCTGCGTATCTCTTAAGGATTCAACCATGCAACTCGAATACGCCAAAGACCCTCGTTGGGCCAACGCCGAGCAAACGCTGATCGACCTGATCATCAAGTGGGATGAAATTCCTGAAGAATTACCGTTTACCGCTAATCCCAATGATGTCGAGGAATATGGTCGCCAGATTTATGCTGCCGCAGCGGCGGGACAATTTGGCACAGTGGCCCCATACATTGCTCCAGTTGCAACTGCCGATCAAAATAAGGCAGACGCCGAGCAACGCCTACAAGCCACCGACTGGGTGAACGAGCCTGATGTGTATGACACCAGCCGCAACCCGCACCTGCTCAACCGCGATGCCTTCCTCGACTACCGTTCTTGGTGCCGCAACATCGCCGTGAACCCCGTGGCAGGAAACCTTGACTGGCCGGTTGAACCCACCGCATCTTGGAGCCAAGCATGAGCACCGTAAAAGCCAACTCATACTACGACACCTCCGGCGGCACCAACGCCGTTGTGTATGGCATCGCCAACCCGCCAAGCTCGATGGGGTTCCGCAATCGGCTGATCAACGGCGGGATGGAAATAGACCAGCGATATGGTGGGGCGAGTGTTACTCCCGCAGACGGCGCGTATACCCTTGATCGTTGGAACGCTGGACTGACGCAAGCATCTAAGTTTTCGGTGCAGCGAAGCACTACTGCCCCTGCGGGGTATATCAACTCACTGCTTGTCACCAGCTTGTCTGCCTATTCAGTTGGTGCTGGAGATTTGTTCCGAGTATCCCAGTACATTGAGGGGTACAACATTGCGGACCTTGCATGGGGTTCGGCAAGCGCTAAAGCGGTCACGCTTTCTTTTTGGGTGCGCTCTTCGCTCACCGGTACGTTTAGCGGCTCTTTAGCCAACAGCGCATTTAACCGCTCATATCCGTTCACTTACACGGTCAGCGCTGCAAACACTTGGGAACAAAAGACGGTCAACATTGCTGGAGATACGTCTGGCACATGGCTGACTGATAGTGGTATTGGCATTCGTGTTGGCTTCAGCCTTGGAGCGGGTTCGTCTTATAGTGGAACGGCTGGCGCTTGGGCAGCGACCACCTTAATCGCCGCCACTGGCGCAACCTCCGTAGTCGGGACCAACGGAGCCACCCTCTACGTCACCGGCGTCCAGCTTGAAGCTGGTACGTTCACGAGCGCCCCCGCGTTCGAACAGCGTGACTACGGTCGAGAGCTGCTCATGTGCCAGCGGTATTATCAGACCGCAGGAGCGGCAAGTTTTGGTTCCGCAGACGGAAGCACGACGACCATCCAGATTACTGAGAAGACTTACACGCCGATGCGTTCGTCCCCGACTGGCGCTATTTATAGCGGCGTGACCGCGTCGTTCCGCAGTGCGGGGGGTGACTACAACAACGCCTCTCCAACTCTTGCTAACTACGCGGCGGCTGGCACAACTGCATTCTGGACTCAGGTTCTTGGATTTACGGGCCTTACTTCTGGCGCTGTTGTCAACGGGCGCTGCACCCAATCGACCAACGGCGGTAACTTCATCGCCCTAAGCTCGGAGCTTTGATATGTACAAACTGACCAAGTACGACAGCGTTCAGCGCCTCGCAGACAACGCCTTCATCCCCTTCGACCCCGACAACACCGACTACCAGCAGTACCTGAAGTGGCTGGAAGAAGGCAACAAGCCGCTGCCTGCTGAGGAGTAACCCATGATGGACTGGCTGGCCTCCTTTTTGGTGGCAGCCATCGTTGTGGCGGTCATCGTTTTGTTGGTGTACTACACAGTCCCTGTCTTCTTAGTTTTTCTTCGTGGCTGAACATGATCGACCCCATCACCGCATTTGCCACCGCGCAAGCTGCGGTCGCGGGCATCCAGAAGGCCATCAAGCTGGGCAAGGACATCAACGGCCTTGTCGGCGAGTTCGTCAAATTTTTTGATGCCAAGGATGTCGTTCAAAAAGCTGCGAACGACAACGCAAGGAAAGGCCAGTCCGATACAAGCAAAGCCATGGAGATCGTCATGCAGGCCAACGCCCTGCGTGAAGCCGAAGAGCAGCTAAAACATCAGTTGGTCTACGGCGGGTATCCAGAACTCTGGGAGATGATGCTCCGGGAGCGCATGAAGATTCGTCAGGCGCGAGAGAAAGAAGAACGCGCCGCCAAGATTGAACAAAAGCGGGTGGCGGCTCAGAGAGTTTTCATCGCGCAAGTCGTGGGTGCGGGTATCACGGCGCTGATAGCGCTGGTGCTGCTTGTGTTTGTTTCTGTCCAGCTTTTGGGGTAACCGTGAGCGAAGAGAAGATCAATCCGAACAGCCTGATCGACAAGATTCTTGGCTATGTGGACTCGCCGTTCAAGCTGTTTGCCATTGTCTTAATGGCGGTCTTTACGTTCGCTGGTTACTTTCTTTGGCAGAACCAAGCCTTCCTGATCAACGCATACAAAGAACAGAAGAAGCTGCCCACCATCGCTGAAGACCGGGTAGAAGATGTGGCGGCGCATTTGTTCAAGCACACCGACGCTGCGGCAGTGGCGATCTTCAAGGTCAATCCGATCTTTGGCACCCGCGTTCTGTACAGGGCGTACACCAAGGATGGCAGAGATAAAACCCATGAGGGGCTGGATGTCGGCCTGTTCACTACGAACTCGTCCAACAACAAGGATGTGGTGGCTCTGATGGCGGGCGAGATTCCGTGTGGCCAGTACAAAACGGCTCAGTCCGAGATCGGTCTGTGGTATATCGAGAAGGGCGTAGCCTACGGCTGCCGGGTCAGCGTGCCGCCCGAGCAGGGCAAGTTTGTCGGGCAGATCACCGTGGGCTGGCGGGAAGAGCCGCCGGACATCGAGGCGTACCGCACGCTTTTGCAGATCGCAGCAACCATGCTTTCAAGGAGTAAACAGTAATGGACTGGCTTAAACAAATCGCCCCCACTATCGCTACTGCGATGGGCGGCCCCTTGGCCGGTATGGCCGTCTCTGCAATCTCCAAGGCTATCGGTGTAGAGCCGGAGAAGGTGGGCGACCTCATCTCCAACAACAAACTGACCGCCGAGCAGATCGCTCAGGTCAAGATCGCTGAGATCGAACTCCAGAAGCAAGCCCAAGAGCTTGGCCTGAACTTTGAAAAGCTGTCGGTGGAAGACCGCAAAAGCGCCCGGGACATGCAGATGGTCACTCGCTCGTGGGTGCCTCCGCTGCTTGCAGCTTCCGTGACCGTGGGGTTCTTCTCCATCCTCGGCGGCATGATGTTCGGCAAGATGAGCGTGGCTGATAACACGGCGCTCACCATGATGCTGGGTAGCCTCGGCACCGCATGGACCGGCATTATTGCGTACTACTTTGGTTCTTCTGCTGGTTCGCAGGCCAAGACCGATCTTCTCTCTAAGGCACCGCCCGTCAAATGAAAGACAACTTCGACTCCGCCCTGAAAGCCATCCTCCACCATGAGGGTGGCTACAGTAATCATCCGTCTGACCCCGGAGGCATGACCAATCTAGGCGTCACCAAGCGCGTCTGGGAGGAGTGGATAGGTCACGAGGTGGACGAGAAGGAGATGCGCGGCCTGACCCCCGAGAAGGTCTCCCCCATGTATCGTGCCAAGTACTGGGACAAGATTAAGGGCGACGACCTGCCAACCGGGGTGGACTACATCGTGTTTGACGCTGCCATCAACTCCGGCCCGGGCCGGGCTGCCAAATGGCTCCAGCAGGTTGTGGGTGTGGCGGTGGATGGGGCGATTGGCCCCGGCACCATGCGGGCGGTAAACGCTATGCCTGCGCCTGAGATTGTGGAAAAATACCAGCAAATCCGGCTGGCGTTCCTTCAGGCGCTGCCCACGTGGGACACGTTCGGTAAAGGTTGGGGCCGCCGCGTCCAAGAAGTCCAAGTTGCTGCCGCTGGGATGGTTGAGTCGGCGGCGTAAGGTTCACAATGCCGCTCCAGAAAATTCTCTTCAAGCCCGGGGTTAACCGCGAGAACACTCGCTACACCACCGAAGGCGGTTGGTACGACTGCGACAAGGTGCGCTTTCGTCAGGGCACGCCCGAGAAGATTGGTGGCTGGGAGCAGATTTCCACGTATACCTTTCAGGGTGTGTGCCGGTCTCTGTGGACTTGGGGCACGATCACGGACCCCTCGGTGATAACGGGCGTTGGCACTAACCTCAAGTTCTACATCGAGCAGGGTGGTGTCTACAACGACATCACGCCGATTCGTGAGTACGCCGGGCCGCTCAGTAACCCGTTTGCAGCTACTACTAGCTCCACCACCATCACGGTGACGGACGCAGCGCACGGCTGCTCCACGGGTGACTTCGTTACTTTCTCCGCTGCGGTGGGTCTGAGCACCCAGACTTTCACCCGTTCAACCGCCACGAACTTTGTGCTCACGACGGCGCTGGCAAATAACACCCCGGTGCTGCTGTCGGTGTCTGCGGGCGGCTCGCTGCCTACGGGCTTGCTGACCAACGTCGTCTACTATGTGCAGGTGGTGTCTGGCACCACGATCAGGTTTGCCAACGTGGTGGACGGCGCAGCCATCACCACCACAACTGCTGGCTCCGGCACTTTCTCTTTGGAAGTGAACCAAGGCATCACAGCGGATGTGCTGAACCAGAGCTTTCAAGTCACGGTCGTCAACGCCAACAGCTACACCATCCAGTCTCCCGTCGCTGCAACTGCATATGACGTGGGCGGGGGCGGCACCGCAGTTCGTGCGACCTACGAGATTCCTGTCGGCAACGAGATCGTCACTCCCTTGAGTGGCTGGGGCGCTGGCACTTGGGGCACGGGTACTTGGGGTATTGGCACCACTACCTTGATAGGTCTTCGTCGCTGGTACCAGAACAACTTCGGCCAAGACCTCATTTATGGCTACAAGGGCGGCGTGCTCTATTACTGGAACGCGCTGATCGGCACCGCACCGGCTACCTTCACCATCACTATTGCTGTTCCCGGGGTTGTTACTTTCACCAGCATTGAGTTGGTGGATAACACGGCTGTGGTGCTTGACACCACGGGTGCTCTGCCTACGGGTCTCACGGTGGGCACGGTGTACTACGTGGTCAACGCCTCTGGTAGCACTTGCAATCTGGCGGCAACGCCGGGCGGCGCGGCTATCACCACCACGGGTACTCAGTCGGGTACGCACTACGTGACGCCTCGGGGCATTCCGGTGTCGTCGTTGGCTGGTGCCTCGGATGTGCCCACGGTTGTGAATGACATGACGATCTCGGACGTGAGCCGGTTCGTTATTGCGCTGGGCTGCAACCCGATTGGAGAGACGCAAGTCGATCCGATGCTCATTCGTTGGAGCGATCAGGAATCGGTGGTTAACTGGACTCCGTCTGCCACTAACCAAGCGGGCGGTGTGCGCTTGTCGCACGGTTCTGAGATTCGCGGGTATGTCCAGACCCGTCAGGAAATTGTGGTGTTCACCGATGCGTCGGTGTATTCGCTGCAGTACCTTGGCCCCCCTTATGTCTGGGGCGCTCAGCTTCTGGGTGACAACATCTCCATCGCAGGCAGCAGCACGGTTATAGTGGCCTCCGGTGTTGTGTACTGGATGGGTGTGGACAAGTTCTACAAGTACGACGGTCGGGTGCAGACCCTCCGGTGCGACCTGCGCCAGTACATCTACAACGACATCAACCTTGCTCAGCAGGATCAGTTCTTTGCGGGGACTAGCGAGGGCTTCAATGAGGTCTGGTGGTTCTATTGCTCGGCTGATTCCACGGTGATCGACAAGTACGTGGTCTATAACTACGCCGAGGACATCTGGTACTACGGCAGCATGGCGCGCACTGCGTGGATTGACTTGGGCCTTAACGAGTACCCGCTTGCCGCTACCTACGACGACAACTTGGTGTATCACGAGCTTGGTGTGGATGACAACACCTCTGGCACCCCTGCAGCCATTGACTCTTACATCACCTCGTCGGAATTCGATATTGGTGACGGGCACAACTTCGGTTTCGTGTGGCGTCTCATCCCGGACGTGACGTTCCGTGGGTCCACCGCTGCCAGCCCGCAGGTGACGATGACGCTCTTGCCGCTGAACAACTCGGGTTCTGGCTACAACACTCCTCCGTCTGTTGGTGGGTCGGACGACGCACCCGTGGTGCGCACTGCAACAGTCCCGATTGAGAAGTTTACTGGGCAGGTTTACATCCGTGTACGAGGCCGCCAGATGTCGTTCAAAGTGCAGGGCACTCAGGTGGGTCTCCAGTGGCAGCTTGGCGCTCCCCGGATTGACATCAAACCTGACGGTCGTAGGTAAAAAGTATTATGGCATTGATCGTCACATCTGATAACGACTTGCTGCGGGTAACTCCGCCAAACTTACCTAATGCTCCGTTGCAGTATCAGCAGCAGTACGGCGACCAGCTTACTAACGTCCTACGCCTGTACTTCAACCGACTCAACAGCATCATTGGTCAGTTGGGTACTTCTGGGTTTATCCCCCCGGCCACAAACTACACAGTGGCTACGTTGCCAAGCGCTGCTACCGCAGGCGCGGGTGCCCGCTCTTTCGTAACAAACGCCTTGGCTCCAGTTTTTGGGGCTACCGTCGCTGGCGGCGGCGCGGTCTTCACGCCCGTCTACTCTGACGGAACCAACTGGAAGGTTGGCTAACTTAGACCCCCATGATACTATTCACTAACCCCCTTCTCGTGAGGCCACAATGAGCCTGCAACTCGCCGCACAACATCTCGCATCCAAGGGTCGCGGGCCCGATCGCACGCTGGTCCACATGTCGCCCGGCGAGGTCAAAAGTCTCCAAGCCATCGCAAAAGCCAACGGCGGGACGCTCACGATCAACCCTGAAACTGGCCTGCCTGAAGCAGGTTTCCTGTCCGCGATTCTTCCGCTGGTTGCAGGTGCAGCTCTTGGCCCTGCTGGTCTCGGCCTCTCAGCGATGCAAGCAGGTCTTGCTACCGCTGCACTCGGCACGGTCGCCACGGGTAGCCTGAAGAAAGGTCTGATGGCGGGCCTTGGCGCGTACGGTGGCGCAGGCTTGATGGGCTCCGTGGCAGGTGCAGGTGAGGCTGCTCTACAGGCAGGGAACTCTGCCGCAGCGACGGGTGTGGCGGGTCCGAGCATGGCCCCGATTTCAATTACGCCGGTTGCCCCTCCCGCTGTGACCCCCACCAGTATGGCGAACGTGGTCACTCCCGGCGATGCCAATTTGCTCAGCCGCAGTTTTGGCGTAGACCCGAGCACGTTGAATGTTGCGCCAGTTTCCACAACCCCGATCTACCCCGGCACCTCTGGTGCGCTAGGCTCCGGCACCACCAATATCGGTACGGTTGATCTGCAGGTGCCCACTGGCACGCCTACTGCGCCGACCTCGATGAACTCGATTATGAAGGCCGCGACGCCCGGTCCGACCATGATGACCCAGCCCGGACTGCCCGAGGTTGTGGATCGGTCTTCGTACGGCTTCATGGACAAGATGAAGGCCGGGGCTAACGCCATCTATGACAAGCCCGACCTGTTGTTCAACAAGGGCAACATGAAGTACGGTCTTGCTGCCGCTGCGCCCTTGATGTTCCAAGAGCCGAAGTCTGCTGGCTACCAAGGTAGTGGCCCCAACCCCTTCCGGTATGAGTACGACCCGCGCCGCACGGGCGCGACGCCCGGTAGTTCATCCAGCGAGACGAGGTTCTTCGACCCGCGTTACACCCGTATGGCCGAGGGCGGAAGCACATCCGATGCGAATCCGTACAGCTATGTTTACGACCCGATCACCCGCACGTACAAGAGCGCGACTGCGACTGCGGCACGACCGACCCCTATGGTTACTCGTACGTCCCAAGAGTACTACGACCCCAGCCTTAGTGGCGAGCAGCCGGTTCCGGGCAACTGGGGCTACGGTTTTGATCCAATCACTGGCGTACCCACTGGAATTGTGTCCGCGCTTGTTCCGATTGCCAACGCTCTCAACATCTACAGCCCTCAACAGGGTTTGATAACGGCTGGCCTGCCCGGCGCTGTTTTGGGGAACGCAGCCCTGATGGCGCAACAAACCAACCTCAGTCAGATTGCTGAAGGCAACAGCAACGCAGGCATCACCCCCGGACTCGCCTCGTTGTCCATGCCGCAAGGCTCGTACGCTGAAGGCCAAGTGGATACCGGCCCGGCAATTGGATTTGATACTAGCGGTTTTGGCACATATGGCGAAAACGTCGCTCCCGGCGCTAGCGTTGAAGAAGGTGGCCCGATTGGCCCGGGTGATGCTACCGGTGTTGATATTGGCGGTATCGGTGACGCTGTTGCTGGTGGCATTTCCGGAGCTGATGTCGGCGGTATCGGTGACGCTGTCGGTGATGGTGGCGGAGACGGCGGCGGAGACGGCGGCGGTGATGGTGGCGGAGACGGCGGTGGTGATGGTGGCGACTATGCTCGCGGCGGTCTGTCTGCCGCCTACGCTCGTGGTGGCTACAGCCTCGGTGACTACTCCGACGGCGGCAGGCTCCTGCGCGGCCCCGGCGATGGTGTGAGTGACTCGATCCCTGCCTCGATTGCCAACAAGCGCCCGGCGCGTCTGGCCGATGGCGAGTTTGTGATCCCGGCCCGCATCGTCTCTGAGTTGGGCAACGGCTCGACCGAGGCTGGTGCGCGTAAGCTCTACGCCATGATGAATCGCGTGCAGAAGGCACGGGGTAAAACGGTAGGTAAGGGTAAAGTAGCGGCTAACAGCCGCGCTGAGAAGTACCTACCTGCATGACGATCCAGTACGCTATCGAGGACCCCGCGACCTTCATCGAGGAGTTCAAAGTGCTCGCCCCAGCCCACTACGAAGAGCTGTGTGTGACCAAGGACTTCCCGATGGACCCGGACCTTGAGGCGTACGGCAGGCTGCATGTTGCGGGCATGCTCAAGTGCGTGACGGCGCGGGATGATGAAGAGTTGATTGGCTATGCCATCTTCATCGTTCA